TTCGAGACCCGCGTTGACAAGGCCGTTGCTCTTCTCACCAATAACATCGGCACCCGTAACGAAGCTCGTGAGATAGTCGGCTTGCCTGCTAGCGATGAGCCAGGCTCAGACAAGTTCTACGGCAACCAGGCGCTGGTGCCTATGACCGGTGAGACTCCGCTTGCGGCAGTCCGTACGACGGTCTCAGAGGCAGCAAACCCTACTCCCGCTGATTCTGCCGGGCTACAGGAGTCTGACGCGAGCCCAAAAGCCCCAGCCCCAAAGCCCCAAGAGCAAGTGACCAGGGCGATCATGGGGCGAGTGGGCCGAGCTCTTAAGGCCAATGACCGTGTTGCTCTTCGTTCGCGTCTAGAGCAAGAGCACATGGACGCCCTTAAAAGTACCATAGACGACCAAAGGGCCTCTGTCAAGGGCCAAGGCGACACCATCAAGCTGAGCCAATTCGACGGCCCAGTTGACGACGCCTTGAATCCAGTGATCACAGCCACCGCGCAAGCAGGCGGGGCGCTCGTGGCCAAGAAGGTCAACAAGAAGTATGACGTTGGCTCCATGAAGAACTACATCGCTGCGACGTCAACTAGCACGGCCGCCGCTATGAACGCTGCCAACGAAGCAGAGCTTCAGAAGCGGCGTGACGATTGGGAGCTGAGCCATGGGCCATGGGACGATCAGGTTGATGACTTCTATGACACCAACGCTAGTTCACGTGCGGAACGGTTGATCACTTCACTAGTGACCACGTTCCTAGCTAAGGCTGGGCTTGAGGCCGCAACGTTCCACGGTATGACCGAGAAGACATGGGATTATGTGCCTGGGGCCAAGGGCTCACGCGCTGATCACGCCGCTATGGCTGGTGAGACCGTTCCTCTTGCCGAGAACTTCAGTAACGGGCTGGCAATCGCTGGCGACCCCAACGGCGACGCGTCCGAAAACGCCGGTTGTCAATGTATCAATGACTTTAACTAAGGAGACGAATGAGCGACGACATCGTTCGTAAGTCTGTAACTGCTGAGATCACCTCAGTCGACAAGGACACGGGTACGTTCTCGGCGGTCCTTAGCACGCCGGACAAGGACCGCGAGGGGGAAATCCTTCACTCCAATGAGTGGAAGGATTTCCCGCCGCGTATCCCCATCAACACGGACCACGACATGACTGTCGATGGCACCGTGGGCAGCGCGACCCCCGTGCTACAGGCAGACGGTACCGTGCACATTGAGGGTACGTTCGCCAGCACTGCCAAGGGCCAGAACATGCGGACCCTCGTGAACGAGGGGCACGTCACCACGATGTCTGTTGAGTTCATGCGAAAGCGGGAGCCAGCCACTGAAAAGGGCGGCTCGCCCACGGTGACTAGGGAGCTCATTGGCGGGGCGTTCACGCCTTACCCCATGAACCCAAACGCTAAGGTCCTAGCCTCAAAGGCAGGAGCTCGGAACAGCAAGTCGGATGCTGCGAATATCCAAGCAGTACATGATGCGTCTATGGCTCTCGGGGCCGACTGTCCCGCTGGCTACGGTAAGTCGCTCACGGTGGCCGTCAAAGCCGATTATGGCGACAGTGCCATGAACCTCCTAACCGGGGTCGATGCTGCCATCGATAGTGCACTCGAACTGATCACCGATTATGACATCGCGCAACTACCCCCAGTGATCCAACAGTTCATTGCGAATGTGGTCGCTGCGGATGCAACCATGGACAAGTTCATGGCTATGGCCGGTATCGCGGATCCTGACGAACAGTCTGGCTTTGACGATGGATCTAAGAGTCTCACGACGAAAGCCATTTCTGACAAGCCGTGGTCCGACTTCTCACAAGCCGACTACTCCATTGAGCAATGGCGTAAGGCCTGTGTCGTCCACCCTGACTCGCCTAGCGAGGACAAGGAAGACTACAAACTACCTATTCGCGAGCCGAATGGGGACCTGAACAGTAACGCTGTGCATGCTGCGGCGGGCCGTGTTCACGAGCTACAGGGGGCCAGTAAGGCCCAAGCGGCTAAAGCACTCATCAGTGCGTATGGCCAACTAAAGGAAGATCCGCCACCTGCACTTTCGCAGTTGGCAGGGGACAGCTCCTCAGACTCCGCCGCCAAATCAGCCGCGAATGCCGTTGATAGTGTTGCCGAAGAGAAGGCCAAGCTTGACCTACAGACGTCTTCATACAAATTCAAGTCAGCGCTAGCACACGCGCTGCTAGCCAAGTCACTTTAGGAGACATGTAATGTCACAGGAGCTTGCCGCTAAGGCGACTCTAACCAAGCTGGACCGTGAGCACCAAGCGGTAATCACGGACACCACCATGACCTACGCTGAGAAGGCGCTTAAGTCTGACGCCCTTCTGGCCGAGATGGACGCCGCGTCCAAGGTCATTCAAAATGAGCTACGCGCCAAGGGCATGATGGGTGGCGACGCGGCCGTTGAGGCGCAAGAGCAAGACCTTGCCCAACGCGACCGTGGCACCAAGGGCATCGGCCAACTGTGGGTTGAGTCGGAGCAGTACGGGGCGGCTGTTAAGGCGGCTGGCACTGGCGGCTCTTTCCACCAGTCCAAGGAACTAGCCCTTAAGGCGTTCAACGATGGTACCTATGACGGTACTCAGAACGTCTCGAACTACAATGGTACCGCTGGCCCGTTCCTGTACCCGCAGCAACTACCCGGCATCGTCGGAATCAACCAGATCCCGCTGAATGTGGAGGACTTCCTCCCAAGTGGCGCGGCTACCGCTCCCGTTGTCTCGTACATCATCGAGTCTGCGTGGACCAACGCTGCGGACATGGTGCTTGAGTCTGGCGCTAAGCCCACTGCCACTGTCGAGTCTTTCCAGCGTGTCAATGAGGCCATCACCAAGGTTGCCGTTCGGTGGAAGATCACCGATGAGATGCTACAAGACCAACAACAGGTTAAGTCGTGGCTGGATAACCGGGGCGTCTTCGGCGTCAACCGTAAGGTTCAGCAACAGTTGCTGAACGGCTCTGGCACCCTGCCTCAGCTGCGTGGCCTGAACAACCGTACCGGTTACCAGACTATCGTTGTGGCGAACTCGATAAACGGCGACACGGGTGCGTGGGCGACCGCCATCCTGACGCAGATCACCAACATCCGTACTAACGGCTTCACTGAGCCTAACGCCATCCTAGTCAACCCGTTGGACTGGGCCGCCGTCCAGGACCTGAAGGACAAGAACGGCCAATACCTCAACGGTGGGCCATGGGGCCGTTCCTACGGGAACAACGCTCCTAACGTCACTACGTTCTGGGGTCTACCGCTTGTCAGCACTCTTGACCAGCCGCAAGGTACCGCGCTAGTTGGTAACTTCTCGGACGCCCAAGTGTGGAACAAGCAAGGCATCACGGTCGAGCAGACCAACTCCAATGAGGATGACTTCAACAACAACCTGGTTAGCGTGCGCGTCGAGCGTAGGCTAGGCCTGGCGGTCTACCGGCCTCTGAGTTTTGGTAAGGTCACCCTAACCGCCTAATTGACTTGGGGCCGGTGGACCAGGCTACCGGCCCCATCCCCTTCTCTTCTAAGGAAACAATCATGGCCCCTAGGGTTACTCAAAACTACCGCACTGCTGCGGAGCAACAACTTGCTCTGCTAGTTGATGCTAATACGTCGACTATCACCTTTACCGATGCCGTAGTCCCGGTAAGCCCGGTGTCATCTACCGGCAAGGTCTTTCTAGCCGCGTATGCCACTGTCCAAACCGGCACCAGCCCTACCGCGTCCGTTCAGCTGCAACACAGCTGGGATAACGTGAACTTCTTCAACGTGGGCTCTGCTGTCCCGAATGTTACCGCCATTAATACTCCGCAGACCCAAACGGTCTCTGGCCCGGTTGGCCCGTTCGTTAGGGCTGTTGTCACTATGGGCGGGACCGTTACGGCCTGCATTCTGAACGTCACTGCCTATGTGGCGGTCAAGTAAACAGATAAGTTAGGACGTGCCTTGTCTCGTTTCGACCTGCGTTCAAAGCGACTGTTCGCAGGATGTACTAAATAAACCACCAAGG